CGTCTGAGAAGGCGTGCCAATGGTGTCCAGCAAAGGCGACCTGTCCTGCCCATGTCGAAGAGTTCAACGAGGTTGCAGCGCAGGACATAAAGCGTATGCACGACATGACAGACGAGCAGATCGGCATCATGCTCTCAAAGGTCACGGCAGTCGAAGACTACATCAAAGCATTGCGCGAATACGCCACGCAGAAGATCGAGTCAGGCTCGGTCATCACAGGTTGGCAGATGCAACCTAAACGCGCATTACGCAAATGGACTGATGAAGATGAGGCAGTAGAGTTTCTATTGTCTAAAGGCATTAGTAGAACCTTTATATTTAATCACTCAATCATCAGCCCGTCAGAAGCAAGTAAGCTGTTGTCAAAAGAAGACAGAGTGTTGCTGGATGACATCACAGAGAAAAAATCTTCTGGCTTAACGCTTGCGCGAGCAGTTGGGCTTGGTCAATAATCACAACCCCCGCAGCTAACGCTGCATTCTTAAACTCGAAAGGCTCAAATGCTTAATCTCTCATCCTCTGGCGGTTCAGGAAACTACATCCGCTTCATGCCATCTGCAAACGCTTGGCTCAATAACGCAAAAGAAGAAATCCAACTCAAGAAGGTCGTGTTTGACATTGACAATGTGCAAACAGGTTGGCTGCACCTCGGTGAAGGTGTGCGTGATTGGCAAGCAGACGCAGGCTTAGGCAAGAAAGGTCCGCAGCCTTCACCAGATCACAAGCGTGGCTTCATGGTGAAGTTCTACAACAAGGAACTCGGAACTGTTGAATGGTCATCCAACGGTACAGGTCCTAACATGGGCTTAGAAGCCCTCTACAACGCAGCAGCCGCGCAGCGTGAAGCCAACGCTGGCAAGTTGCCTGTCATTGAGTACACAGGCAGCAAGCTGGAGAAAATCGGCAAAGGCTCAACACGCATCCCTAACTTCAATGTGGTGTCGTGGGTTGAGCGTCCCGCTGGCATGGATGCCGAAGAAGAACCGAGCTTCACATCGTCTGGTGAGTTCGGTGGCATGAAGCAAGCCGCTGCACCTAAGACAGCCGCAGCTAAAGCAGTTGATGATGACGAAATGTTTTAAGGAATCACAAACATGAACACAATGCAAATTCGTTTTGAAGCTATCGCATTAGCTTTGCGCTCTGTGCCACAAGGCACATCACTCGATGCTGTTAAAGCAATCGCTGAATCTATTTATGAGTTCGTCACCAAGGACGACCCTAAAGATCAGCCACCTCAGTAACAGCGAGAGAAGGCGGGGCAGCATCACGCTGTCCCGCTTTTTTTTCCTCTTTAATTATTGAAAGATAAAACATGAACAAAATAGAGTTTGGAGATTGCCGAGAGACGATGCGAAGGTGGGCATCGCAAGGCATAAAGGCGCAGACTTGCGTCACCAGCCCACCTTACTATGGCTTGCGTGACTATGGACACGAAGGTCAGATCGGTCTTGAAGAAACACCTGAAGAATACATTGCAGCAATGGTCGAGGTGTTTCGTTGTGTGCGTGATGTTCTTGCTGACGATGGGACGCTTTGGGTGAACATTGGGGATTCATATGGGATCAATAAGCAGCTTATGGGAATACCTTGGAAACTTGCATTTGCTTTGCAATCTGATGGATGGACATTGCGTCAAGACATCATTTGGCACAAACCTAACCCAATGCCTGAATCAGTACAAGACCGATGCACCAAGGCGCATGAGTACATTTTTCTTTTAAGCAAGTCGCAGAAGTATTACTACGATTATGAAGCTATCAAAGAAGCTAGCGTCGACCCTGAAGGTAGTGCCAACAGATATAAAACACCTTTTTTTGCTGGTGAAAAGCATGAAAGCGGTGGTTATTCGCCAATAGGTGCAACTCACACGAAAGGCATAAAAGAATTTGATGGAAGTCGCAACAAACGCAGCGTTTGGACAGTCACAACTAAGACATATGAAGGCGCTCATTTCGCTGTGTTTCCACAAGACTTAATTGAGCCGTGTGTTTTAGCTGGCGCACCTGTTGGCGGCATTGTGCTTGACCCGTTCATGGGTAGTGGCACAACAGCGCAAGTTGCTCAAGACCTTGGTAGGCAATACCTTGGGTGTGAGTTAAATCCTGAATACGAACCATTGCAAAAGAAAAGATTGAGGCAGCTTGCTTTGATACTTTAACAATGGAAAACACACAAGAATTTTGGACGCTGTTGCTGATTGCGTTGGCTCAAAGGGTCTACGAATTGGAGCAGCGATTGCAGGAATTAGAAGAAGGACAAGAATGCAAGCCGAACAAATAGCAAAGGCGCTTGGCAACGCAAAGAGAACAGGGCAAGGCTGGTTAGCCAGTTGTCCGCTACCAACTCACGGTCAAGGCAACGGTGACAAGAATCCATCACTAAGCATTAGTGACGGTGATGACGGTAAGCCTTTATTCAAATGTCATGGTGGGTGTGAGCAGCACGATGTCTTTGAAGCCATCAAGAACTACGGGCTGCTGCCAGACCTTGAGCCAAGACCTGAACCTTTAAGCAGCCTCAAGCCAATACAAACCAGCTTGGAGCAGGAGTGGCACTACACAGACGAGGACGGTGTGACGCAGTTCATCAAGCAGCGTTACAAGACCAATGACCACAAGGGCAAGACTTACAAGTTGCTCAAGGTGGACAACGAAGGACGCAGACACGCCACGATGCTCGGCGCGAACATCGTCCCGTACAACCTGCCAGCGTTAGAAGAAGCCAGAGAGATGAACAAGGTCGTGTTCTTGACAGAAGGCGAGAAGGCAGCAGACGCGCTAACCAGCATCGGCATGACAGCCACAACCACGCACGCTGGCGCTGGTAGCTTCCCAGAGGACGCAATCCAATACTTCGTCAACCTCAACATCGTCATCGTCCCAGACTGCGACAAGGTGGGTTGGGAGTACGCGAAGAAAGCCACCAAAGCGATCAAGACGATAGCCAAGTCGATCAGGACTTTGGACCTTGAACTGGAAAACAAGGAAGACGCTTACGAGTATGTCCACAAGTACAACGGCACTAAGAACAAGCTGCAAGACTTGGTGAAGCAGTACGCAGTCAAAGTGACAACAGAAGATGAGGTCACGATTCCTGCACGATTCCAAGATAAGGAAGAAAAAGCAACAGAGCCACAAGAAGAACTGAAACCCATCAGGCAAGGCTTCCAAATCGAAGCTTGGGATGACATTAAGGACGAGCCTGTCGATTGGCTCATTGAAGGCGTTATCCCAAAGAAAGCATTTGTAGCCCTTTACGCGCCACCTGCCAGCTTCAAGTCATTCGTAGCTTTAGACATCGCAGAGTGCATCGCCACGACCAGACCATTCTTAGGCAAGGAAGTCAAGCAGCAAGGCGCAGTCCTGTATATCGCAGGTGAAGGTCACGGCGGCATCGGGGCGCGTATCAAAGCCCTAAAGCTGCATCACGACACGCCACAAGGAGCGCCTGTCTACTTCTTAAGAAGGCAAGTCAACCTGAGATCAAGCCAGCAGGACATTCAGGACCTCGCGCAAGCCATTGACGAGCTGCAAGCCATTCAAGGCATCCAGTTCCAGCTCATCGTCATCGACACGCTAGCCAGAGCCTTTGGCGGTGGCAATGAGAACGCTAGCGAAGACATGGGAGCCTTCATCACAGCGGCAGGTGCAATCCAGCAGCGTTACGACTCGGCATTGCTTGTAGTCCACCACGCAGGTAAGGACGCAACTAAGGGTCTGCGAGGTCACAGCAGTCTATTAGGCGCTGTGGACACAGAACTAGAAATAATCCGCATCGAGGACGCGCCCAAAGGAATCCTGCACATCAGCAAGCAAAAGGACGGTGAAGACGGGCAGCGCATGGGCTTCCAAATGGTCACCGTGGACATTGGAACTAGCGCGTTAGGCTTTGAATCTGTGACTAGCTTGGCGTTGGAATTGGACGGGGAAATGGATGTCAATCAGCAGAGAAAGCAGGCAACGCCACCAAATAGAGCAGGGCTAGGACATAACAATCAGCTTGGTCTGAAGGCGCTGCACGCTGCCATTAAGAAGTTCGGGACGATGGAACAGGTCGATGGAAAGCGTAATAAGTGCATAAAAATTGAGCAATGGAAGGCTGAATTTAGAGCAATTACTGGCAACGATTTGGACATCGAGGCATTCAGAAAGCTGTTTTGGCGGGTCAAGACGCAGCTTGTTAATGCTAAAAAGATAGAACTTTTTGGTGATTGGTGTTGGGCTGTATTTGAAGAACATGAACAGTCTGATGGAGAGTTTGGGAAGGTCATTCCAATCAAATAATCGTCTACATATCGTCTACATATGTGGACAAATGGAGACTCCAAGCGTAGACGACAAAACCGTCTACTTATGGGGTGCGGGTCTATATACCGCACCCATAAGTGGACGATGTGACGGTCAAAAGTGGACGATTTTGTAAGAAAACAGAAAGGTAGCAAAAATGCAAAAGAAACTGAGCAAAGCGTTGAAAAAGATCGAGCAACCAAGTTTCCCGATTGACCCGTTTGAGGCAGTCATGCGGTCAGGGTTGATTGACCTCAAGGTCGTGAAGAATAACCACGAGAAACGGTGGGGTATTAACCGAGTCATCGAGTTGGTGGATTCCGAGTTCCGCATCAAGTTCTGGAAACAGTCGGAACGAATCTTCGATGCACAGGTCAAGCGAGATGAGGTCAGGTTCGAGAAAGCCATTCAAGGGATGAAGAATGCCTACGCAGCGTTAGACCGTTGGGCCGAGGCACACGGCGTTCAGCCTGTGCCAGAGATCAAGGCTTGCGAGTTGCAGATGCAAGACGGGTCGGTCATGGTCGTTGTCGAGACGCAGCACGATGCAGAGCTGTATCAGCAGTTCAGACCTGATGTCCAGAATCGTCACATCTGGACGATGCAAGAGCTTGAGGTCATCATGGAGTCACCCGTCATCAAGGAAACCATGAAAATCAAAGCCTTGCACCCAACTGCAAACCTCGTCAGACTCGACAAAGACCCTGTGAAGTTTCCAAATGCTGGCGAGACAGGACTCGATGACATGAAATCGGATGAATTGGAAGGTGAACCGATGAAGAAGGTATTTGATACTTCTAAAATGGTCAGGAAGGCATCAAATCGGGCGTTAGAGGCGTTTTGATACGCTTTTGATATGCAGGTAGCATCGTTGTATAAAAATTGATTGGAGAGCGTTTAAATGGCTGGACAGAAAAAGAAGATTCAAGACTTAGCGTTATTGGACTCATTGCCAAAGGAGCAGATTCAGGCGTTGTTCGAGGCTGGAGCTAGTGAAGCCAAGATTTGCTACCAGCTTGGAATCGGCAAAAAAGCGTTGCATTTGTGGTTGGAGCGCCCAGAGCAAGAGGGATTCCTATATCGCGCGCGTGCGAAAGCGGCAGATCACCTCGTGGCAGAGACGATCGAGATCGCGGACGAAACCGACATCGAAGAGGTCAATAAAGCCCGTCTACGCGTGCAAACGCGCCAATGGGTCGCTGAACGCTGGAATCCGCAAGCCTACGCGCAGAGCAAGCAGCCAAGCGTGCAAGTGAACTTGTCTGGCATGAGGCTGGATGCGCTTCGCCATATCGAGGTCGTGGAGCAAGTATCCACAGATGACAAGGCTTAAGTTGTTCAGGTTATCCACAGACGCATGGCAAGTGTTGCGTGCAAGCAACGAAAAGCCTGTATGACCTGTGGATAACCACGATGAAACTTAACATAATGAATGTTGTATCAAATCGGTGAGTGCTTCGGTATTCGTTTCCGCGCTGCGACCCCCCCGTCAGCGTTCGCGGCGGGGGCGACCTGACAATGACAGCCCCACAAATATCCGCCACCTGTTCTTCGAACAATAGGCGACTAACACAGGCGACTTGCAAGGTGTATCCCCCCCCCACCTACCCCCACCACACGCCCCACATCCCCAAGAAAAAATTTTGAAGAAAAATCAGAAATGAGATAGACTTGACTTATGCGTCAACACGCATGGGGATTGGCTTCGGGAGTTCTCGTGGCGTGCAGGCAGTCCCCAGCCGTGTTGGTGAATGCGCAGACTGATGCGCTACTGGCGAAAGGGTTTCGGTATCAGCCTTTAGCAAGTCTGGAAATGCTGGAGATCAGTACCAGCCACCAACAACTAACACGCATGGGGATTGGCAGCGGAATGCCCTTGAATAGCACCGCTGGTAACTGCGCTACGGGCCATCCGTAGGAGCCAGTCCCCAGCCGTGTTGGTGGATGAGACATTGCGGATTCGCGGTGGATATGGGTGGGACTGTGCCCATCAAGAATACAGGGTTCACGACCTGACACCAACAACCTTCACTAATGGCACAATGCAGCCATGACAACAGAATCAACTGACAAGAAGATCAAGCTGCATCCTGAAGTTCAGGAGAGGCTGGACAACGCGCACCAGAAGAAGCTGAATGAGTTAGCGGCTAACCCGTTCGTGCAGTTCGTGACGCGCTACAAGAATCATCCTGTGCTGTTCGTGAAGGAAGTCTTGAACACTAGCCCTGATGAGTGGCAATGCACCTTCCTGAATCACATCGCGGCAGGAAACAGGCGTATCAGCGTAAGGTCTGGTCACGGTGTCGGCAAGTCCACCGCAGCGTCATGGGCGATCATTTGGTATTTACTTTTACGGTATCCCGTCAAGGTCGTGGTGACAGCGCCCACCTCAAGCCAGTTGTATGACGCTTTGTTTGCTGAGTTGAAGCGTTGGGTAAAGGAACTGCCACCTACTCTCAGGGATATGCTGGAAGTCAAGCAAGACCGCATTGAGGTCAAGGAAGCTGCTACCGAGGCTTTCGTGTCAGCAAGGACGAGCCGAGCCGAGCAGCCTGAAGCCTTGCAGGGTGTGCATAGTGACAATGTGATGCTGGTGGCTGATGAGGCTTCGGGTATTCCTGAACAGGTGTTCGAGGCAGCGGCTGGCTCGATGTCTGGTCACTCTGCCGTGACTCTATTACTTGGCAACCCTGTGAGGTCTAGCGGTTTCTTCTACGACACGCAGAACCGTCTCGCGAATGATTGGGTGACGATGAAGGTGTCCTGCGTTGACTCCCCACGAGTCAGCGAGGCGTATGTTGAGGAAATGAAGGCTCGTTATGGCGAGGAGTCGAACGCTTATCGCATTCGCGTCCTTGGTGAGTTTCCAAGAAGTGACGATGACACGATCATCCCGATGGAACTGCTGGAGCTTGCGAAGCACCGTGATGTCGAGGTCAGCAAGTCGGCTAAGTTGATATGGGGGGTCGATGTGGCACGCTTTGGCGGCGATAGGTCTACTCTTGCCAAGCGTCAG